ATGAACGCTTACATTTCTATGGCGGCACAGATTCGGACGAAAACGAACACACCGACACTTAATCCGGCCCTGAAAGACTTCTGGCTCAAGCCTGCCCGCAATAAGGTTCTCTACGGAGGCCGGGCTTCATCAAAGTCATGGGATGCTGCGGGCTTCGCCATTTACCTTGGCGATAATTTCAAGCTCCGCTTTCTATGTGCTCGTCAGTTTCAGAACAAAATAACTGAATCCGTTTATACGCTCCTGAAGCTGCAGATCGAGCGGTTCGGACTTCAGCACCGGTACGATATTCAGCGCGACAAGATTATCAATCGGTTTACCGGTACTGAGTTCCTTTTTTACGGCCTTTGGCGCCACATTGACGAAGTCAAATCCCTGGAAGGGATAGATGTGTGCTGGCTGGAAGAGGCGCACAACATCAGCGAAAGCCAGTGGGAAGTGCTGGAGCCCACAGTCCGGAAAGAGCACTCGCAGTTCTGGGTGATATTCAACCCGCGCCTGGCGACTGATTACGTATGGAAGCGGTTTGTTATAAGCCCGCCGCCGAACACGGTAGTCAGGCGCATAAATTACCCTGAAAACCCGTTTCTGTCGAAAACGATGCTCGATCTGATCGCCTCAGCAAAAGAGGATGATTACGAAGACTACGAGCACATCTACCTTGGCGTTCCGCGAACTGATGACGGCAGGGCGATCATAAAGCGCTCTTGGATAGAGGCGGCGATAGATGCGCATGACGCACTTGGATTCAAGGCGGCCGGTATCCGACGCATCGGGTTCGATGTTGCTGACAGCGGCGACGACAAGTGCGCCAATGTGTACGCGCACGGCTCTGTAGTGATGTGGGCCGATGAATGGAAGGCTGGCGAGGACGAATTGCTTAAAAGCTGCTCGCTGACCTATAGCGCAGCGAGACAGCGAGACGCAGAAATAACGTACGACTCTATCGGGGTGGGCGCATCCGCTGGGGCGAAGTTCAAGGAGTTGAACGACAGCCAGGACCGAAAGCTGCTGTTCCAGAAATTCAATGCAGGTGGAGCGGTATTTCAGCCCGACAAACACTATGAGCCAGGCATCACCAACAAGGACATGTTCGCCAACATCAAGTCACAGGCGTGGTGGTTGCTCGCTGACCGCTTCCGAAATACCTATAACGCAGTGCGAAAGGGCGAGAAGTTCGACGACGACGAGCTGATAAGCATCGCCAGCGACTGCCCATTTATCGATCAGATTATTGACGAGCTATCAACACCGAAGCGCGATTATGACGCCAATGGTCGAGTGAAAGTTGAAAGCAAGAAGGATATGGCCAAGCGAGAGGTGGCCTCGCCGAACTTGGCGGATGCCTTCGTAATGTGCTTCGCCCCAACGACCAACTCCCGCAAACGCTTCGAAGCCCTGGCCAGTTAGGAGAACCAATGCCGATATTAAACGAGGACGGCTACCGCTCGGCATTGCTGGGTAAGCGCCGGCGCCAGGTATCGCCCACAGACCACGCCGAGGTATACGCCCGTGGGGGCATTGCGGCGCGGGTTATAGATCTTCCTGCAGATACCGCCATGTCTCGCGGCATCGAGATTATCGGTGACGACCAGGGCGCTATCGCTGGCGAGCTTGAACGGCTGGACCTCATCGGCAACATGTCCGACGCGCTGAGGTGGTCACGGCTGGACGGCGGCTCTGCACTAATGCTGCTGACTGACACCGGCGGCTTGGCTGATCCGCTGCCTGAGAGTGTGGGGCAGGTGGCCGAGATTCGCGTGATCGAATCAACGCAGCTCTCTGTCGCGCCGGGCGGCTATTACGATGATCCGACACTGCCGACCTACGGCGAGCCCGAGTATTACCACGTTCGCCCGCTCAACGCCGGGAATAGCGGCACCAGCGGCTACTACGTGGTGCATGAGTCCCGACTGCTGCCGGTCTACGGTGACCCACTGCCAGCCCGCATGAAAATCGGCGCTTCCGTGCCCTGGCTGGGTCGATCAGCTGCCACGGCACCCTATCGCTCCATTGAACGCTACGAGCGGTCCTTGTTCCTGGCGCTGGAGGTGCTGAAGCGCAAGCAGCAGGCCGTACACCGCATGGCCGGTCTTGCCGAGCTGATCCAGAACGGGCAGGAGTCACTGGTTCGTCAGCGTGTCGATCTGGTGGACGAGGTGCGCAGCCTGATGAACGGCGTTGCGGTCGATGCCGAAGACGACTATCAGGTTTACGACCAGACCGTTAGCGGGATTAAGGACTTGATCGCCGAGTTCCAGGTAGCTGTTTCCGCAGATTCGGGGATACCTGTTACGCAGCTTTTCGGGCGATCCGCCGCGGGGCTCAACAGTACCGGCGAGAATGACCTTGAAGGTCTGTATGACCTATGCGAAGGACTCCAGCGTACATCGGCTCAGCCAGCCATAACGCGGCTTATAAAGGCCCTGGGTCGCCAGAGAGGCATAACCCTACCGTTGGCATATGAGATTCGCTGGCCGTCATTGTGGACGCCGACAGAGGCCCAGAAAGCCGAAGTTCGCCACAAGAACGCGCAGGCTGACAAAGCGGAGGCTGAAGCTCGCGCGGTAGACCTCGACACCGGTGCTGTAACCAACGCCGAACTGCGCCAACACCTTCAGTCTGAGGGGCGCTACGGATTAACCGATGCCTGATCCGGCATGGGCTCACCCTGAAGCCATTGAGCGCAGCTACGAAAGAACCTTGACCCAGTACGCCAAGCGGCTGCGCAAAGCCTCTAATGAGCTCCTGATTCCCGAGGCAAGCCGCCTTGTCGATATGGCTCAGCGCTACCGGCCTGACGCGCTTGAGAGTGGCGAAGAGCCCAACGAGGGCACCTGGGTCGACCAGCTCAACATCATCCTAACCTCGGTCGCTGGCGTAGCTCTCGGTAAACGGGCGCTTGACGCGATGGGCTCGGCACTGAAGCGCGTTTCAGCAATGGGCATACCGGAGTTCGCCAGGCAGGTGTCGGACCACAACCGGCGCCAACTTAACCGCCTTGTTCGTCGTAAGTATGGCGAGAGGTATTCCCGTGCGGAGCCTTGGCTGGACGATCTGTTGCGCGCTTGGGAGCTGGAAAACCTCAAGCTTATTCGCTCTATTCCGGAGCGTTACGTGGACGACCTGCAAGGGACGATCATTCGCGCCATCCAGGAACGGCAGACAGCACCCCAGTTACGCGAAATTATCCGCGCCACCTACGACCAGCCCGTTAACCGCGCCCGACTCATCGCCAACGATCAGATAGGAAAGCTCAACGGCAGGCTGACCCAGTATCGGCAGCAATCCATTGGCGTTGAAGAGTACGTCTGGCAGGGCGTCATGGACACCAGAGAGCGCCCAGAGCACCGGCAGCGCCAGGACAAGCTGTTCAAGTGGTCAGATCCGCCCTACGACGGCCACCCGGGGCAAGCGATTTCATGCCGGTGCTGGCCTCGCGCTCACCTCCCATCACGCGACAAGGTGAAATTGACATGACCGTTCAGCGATTTGATCGGGTTGAATTCAAGGCCCGATACACAGAAGACGGGTATCTGGAAGACGCGCCCGTGCTAACCCGTACGGGCGTTTTCGTTTACAGGGACGGTAGCGGAAAGGAGCGCCGGGAGTTACGCCGGGATGAAGACGTTTTCCGCAAGGATTCGCTTTCATCGTACCGGAACAAACCCATCACCAAAGGGCACCCCGGCAAAGTCAACGCGACCAACCTCAAGCAACACCAGATCGGAACCGTCACCACTGAAGGCCGGCAGGACGGCACCAACGTGGTCAGCGATATCGTGATCCACGACCCTCGGGTGATTAAACAGGACGGCTGGAAGGAGCTCTCTGTGGGCTACTCCGTCGACCTGATCGAAGAACCTGGCGAATACAACGGGGAGCGTTACGACGCAATCCAAACGAACATCCGCGTGAACCATTTAGCGGTTGTGCCTATGGGCAGGGCAGGCAACGCCCGCCTGAATCTTGACGCGGCCGATGCCGCATCATTCACCGAAGACGAGGATGAACCCGTCATGGAAAAAGTAAGACTGGATAGTGGCATCGAGTATGACGCCGCGCCGGAGGTCGCCCAGGCCTACCGCAAGGCGCAGGACGACTTGAACGCTGCGCAAAAGAAAGTTGATACCGAGTCAGCCCGTGCTGATGCCGCAGAGCAAGCCAAGAAAGCGGCAGAAGATCAGGTTGAGAAGATCAGGCAGGACGCGGTTGAGTCCGCCCGGGCCCGGCTGGAGTTGGAAACGGTCGCCAAGTCGCACAAGGTCGAGATCAAAGAAGATATGGCCGACCGTAACATCAAGGAATCCGTGATTAAGGCGGTCCGTGGTGAGCTGAAGCTGGACGACAAGTCGGATGCTTACATTGACGCCGCGTACGATCTGGCGATCAGCGAAAGCGACCAGCGCCGGAACGACGCAGCGGATCAGCGCAAAACCGCGACGCAGTTCACGCAGGACAGCAAAACCCAGCCCAGCGCCAAGTCCGCGCGCGAAAAGATGGCCGCCCGTATGCGCGGCGAGAAAGTGGAGGATGACCAATGATCTATCAGATGGATAAAGCGCGCGCTGGCATGAAGGCAGATGCTGGCTTTGACCGCGTTGAATCGTTCCCGGCAGCCGGTACCGTTCGCTTCGGCCATGTCTGCGGCGTCAATGCCGATGGCGCGGTTGTTGAGGGCGCTGGCACCCGTATCACCGGTATCGCCCTGCAGTCGCACACCAAGAACGAGAGTTACGCGCAATACGACGATGTGTCTGTGCTGACTCGCGGCCTGGCGTGGTGCGTTGTAGTCAGCGGTGGCGCCGTAACTGAAGGCGGGGCTGTTGAGATCGACGCAGCGGGCGCCGTCCGTGACGCATCAGCAGGTACCGCATACCCCAATGCCGTGTTCCGCTCCGGAGCCGAAACCATGTCAGACGGTACCGTTCTGGCCTGCGTTGAACTCCACTCTCCGACCGCTTAAAGGATCGAACCATGAAACAGCACATGAATTATGACGCTGCCGACCTGGCGGCTGTGATGGAAGGCAAGGAGCGTCTCGGCATTGAGCGCGAGGACGAGGGCATTTTCCTCGCTCGCCAGCTTGATTTCGTCAAGGCTCGCATTTACGAAGTCCAGACCCCGAACCTGACCGGCCTGCAGCTGGTGCCGGTATCCACCGAAGTTCCCGAGTGGGCAGAGTCGTTCACCTATCGCACTTACGACGAAGTGGGTATGGCCAAGTTCATCTCGAACTACGCTGATGACCTGCCGCGCGTGGATGTGACCGGCAAGGAAGAGACCCTGAAGCTGAAAAGCATCGGTGATGCCTACGGCTACAGCCTGGATGAAATGCGCCTGGCCAACGCCATGGGCACCAATCTGGCAGAGCGTAAGGGCCGCACCGCGCGTCGAGCCATTGACCAGCTAGTGAACAAAGTGGCGCTGGTCGGCGATACCGCGCACGGCTTCTACGGCTTCACAAATCACCCGAACCTGGGTGAAACGGCTGTGACCGGCGACTGGACCGTTGCAGCGACCACTGGCGATGCCATTCTGGCCGACCTGCTGGCGATGTACGACGCGGTTCTGGTGCAATCCTACGACAACCACGCGCCCAACACGCTGGCTGTTGCGCCAACTCGCCGTTCTGCGCTGGTCTCCAAGAACGTTAATTCAGGCGGTCAGTTCCAGAGCGTATGGTCAGCATTCCAGGCCATTCACCCGGGCGTGACCATGATCGCCTCGACCGAGCTTGAGCCGACGGCGGATAACAGCAACGTATCGACTGCGGTCATGTACGAGCGCGATGTGGACAACCTCTCTATCGAGGTGCCGCGTCCGTTTGAGCAGCTGCCCGCTGAGAAGCGTAACCTGGAAATGGTCATCGACTGCATTGCCAAGTGTTCCGGCGTTGCAATCTACCGCCCTTTGGCGCTGACCAAGTCCGTGGGGGTGTAAAATGGCCGAGTACCGCAACGAAAGCTTGGGCGTCGTTAATGTGGGCGGGGGCTTTGTGGCTCCCAAGCACACTATCGAGGTCGCGGACAACAGCCCTGGATTGGATCGTCTCGTAAAGCGCGGTGTTCTGACCAAGGTTGAGCGCAAGCCGGCCAAGTCCGAAACGAAAGACAGCAAGTAACCCGAGGGCCTGCGGGCCCTCCCTAATTTGAGGACTCGCCATGGCGGAGTATGTGACAATCGAGAATGTCGATGGACTTATGGGTCCCGACTGGGCGCTCAATGATGACAAGCCTAGATTTATAGCCATGGCGAACGCTTACCTTTCCGCGCAGCGCCTTCAGCCGCTTTCTCCGATTCCGGAAACCGTTGTTATGGCTGGCGCCGAGCTTGCCGCCGCTGCGGCGGAGGGTAATTTGTACCCCCAACAGAGTTCCGGGGCGGTAACCAGCGAGCGCGTAAAGGCGGGCTCTGTTGAGAGCGAGAAGAAGTACGCCCAGGCCGAAAAGCACGAAGCCCTGGCCGAGCGGGTACAGTTCGCTCTGGCACTTCTTGCGCCGTATCGCACGCTACCAGTGGGCATCACTGTAGGGTATGGCAATGGGTGCGCGTAGCGATATTCAGGCCGCACTGGCCGAGGCGATGAACGGCCCTCTGGCCGATACTGTCGAGGACTTTGTTGCTTCCCGCGTCACTGCTTCTGGCGAGTATGACCCGGTTGCCGGCGAATACCCGACTGCCACGACAGAGTTCACCGGGCGCTGGATACGCGACGAGTGGAGCCAGGAAGAGGCGGACGGTCAGCACATACTCATCACAGACATTAAGCGCGTCGTGCTGCAGAATGAGACTGAGTGGGTGCCGAGCCCCGACGATCAGGTGAATGGAATGGTGGTCATCGATGCCCAGCAAGACGGCGCCCTGGCAACCTGGACTGTGCAGCTGCGGAGGTCTTAGCCATGGGGTGGAGCAAAAGCCTGACCGGCTTCGCTGATTTTGCCGAAGCAGAGGCCGAAGTATTGCTGACCGATATGGCAGAGGACATGTCCCGTGGCGTGATCTATGGATCGCCAAAGGACACCAGCCGCTTTCTTTCCAATAACAACTTCTCAGTAAATGGCCCTGATGAGTCGTATGATCCGGACAGGCGCGACGCGTCACGAAGCGACACCCTGGCCAATGCGCGGCTTGCCATCGCCTCCTTGAGGCTGGGCGATACGCTCTACATCGTCAATACGACCCCCTACGGCGAAATGTTGGAGCACGGCCACTCAGGGCAGGCGCCAGCGGGCATTTTCGGCGTCGCATTCAATTCGACTTCAGAGAAGTTCCGATGACCTTTAACGAGATCCGGATTGCCATCACCAGCCGAATGGCCGCATGGAGCGACGCCCCGGTCGCATACGATGGATCGCCAACAAGCGAAGCTGTGACTCAGGCCCAGGGGAACAAGACGCCGTGGACGCGTCTTACAATCCAGCACGGCGCCAGCTTCACGGCAGGCATCGGCGTCAATCCGCATGTTCGCCATACCGGATTGATCGTTGTCCAGATATTCGCCGCGCCCAATGCCGGTACGCGCACGGGCATGGAATTGGCCGACTCAATCGCCGCACATATGCAGTACTACACCAGCGGGCACCTTGAGACACTAGCCGCCTCACTGTTTCGAGTGGGCGAAGTAAACGGATATTTCCAGCTGAATCTGAGCATCCCTTTTCGAGCCGGATAAATCGCCCTAACGAACACCAAGCCCCGCCACTGAGCGGGGTTTTTCATTTAAGCCACCCCCTGACCCGCCTAGTGCGGGTTTTTTAATGTCTGAAAACCCGCGAGGTATTACCCAATGAGTGAGAGCAATCAAGTTCGGATAGCCATCCGCCCGGCAGCAGGCGGCAACTGGACCACGCTGCGCCGCACCAACGACGCACTGACCGCAGGCACTGAAGTTACCCGCTCGGAGGTCGTGCGAAGCGACAGGCTCCGGGAAGGGCAGAAGGTTACAACCCTGACAGCCGGCGGGACAATCAGCTTTGAAATGACGGCTGCCGAGTACGATCAGATCCTGGCTGCGGCCATGTGTAACGCATGGGCTGCCGATGTGCTGACTGTCGGCACTCAGGATGTAGAGTTCGAGGTGCTGAAATCGTACCTGGACAGCGGCAAGCACGTCCTGATGCAGGGCATGCAGGTATCCCAGCTGCAACTGACCATGGAAGCCGGGCAGAAAATCACCGGACAGGTCACGTTCATGGGTACGGACGTCAACACCGATTACGTGCCCGGCACTGATGTGTTTGATCCGCCTGCCGATGCGCTGTTCTTCGACAGCTCCAATAACCTCAGCTCGATCCTGATCGACGGTGCGCCCATTTCCGGCACCGTGGTTACTGGCATGAGCCTGACCATCGACAACAGCTTCAGCTCTGACCAGGGCCTGGGTTCGCTGTACCAGATGCACCACAAAGGCTCGGCCAATATCACCGGCAACAAGACTATCCGCATGTCGGCCAGCGCCTATGAGCTGTGGAAGCGGACCATCGCCAACACGCCTATCACGTCGAGCTTCACCATGGGCGACGGCAGCGACAGCTACACGTTCGATCTGGCCAAAGCCTATCTGTCCGGTGATCTGCCTTCCGGTGGCCTTGACGCCATCCTGAGCCTGTCTCTGGACTTCGTGGCGGCTGCCGACGAACTCGGCGACATGCTTACGATCACGCGCGTAGTGACCCCGTAACACCAGTTTGCGCCCTGGTTCGCCAGGGCTTATCCCGCGCCACGCCCGGCGCAATCACGCGGAGCCTCAACAGAAAGAGCCTCGGGAGAACTTTGATTTTCTCCGTGGGTCTCTGTTCTGGGCGACCGGGGCTCTTCCTATTGAGGGAAAGTTTATGAGCAACATTATTCCATTCGACTACAAAGGCCAGTTTGTCCGCTTCACAACGGAAGGCTGGATTAACGCCACCGATGTGGCCAAGCAATTTGGCAGGCGCCCCACTGACTGGCTCAAACAAGATGAAACCAAGCAGTATCTGGCAGCACTGGCCGAGGCCCTTACATGTGATCCTGAGTCACTTGTAAAGACCAGCCGAGCCCGATCAGATCGAGGCGGCGGCACTTGGCTGCATCCAAAGTTGGGAGTTCGGTTCGCTCAATGGCTTGATGTTCGGTTCTCCGTATGGTGCGACCTTCACATTGACGCCGTTCTCCGCGGCAGCGGCAACGCCCTGCAGGAATACGAGCGCGCGCACCAGGCGCTTGAAACGCGTAAAGAGCAGGCCAGCGAGCAAGGCCGAGGACTGGCTCAGTGGCGACACCAGAAAGAGCCGCTTCATCAGCAAGTCGAATACTGGCGAGAGCAACTTCAGATGACGCTCTCGCTAGACAGTAAAGCAGCCTAACAGCCCGCCAATTGAGCGGGTTTTTTATTGCCCATTTGCACCTCCAGCCGGGGCGCTTCTTCCAAATCACGGAGTAATGAATCATGGCCTTTAATGCCAATCGCAACGATGTAACCAAATTCACAGCCGGCACCTGGGTATCCATGCTCGGCGCAGAATTTAAAATTGCTCGGGCGGGAAACCCCGAGTACGAGAAAGCCCTGGAGGCATCCGGCTACCGCAAGAAGGAAGAGCCCGGCGAGAAGCTGAGAGCCCTTTATTCAGCCGTGGCCTCCGGCATTCTGCGGGACTGGAAAGATGTGGTCGATGCCGAGGGCAAAGAAATCCCCTTCAGCGTCGAGAACGCCACCGAGGTGCTGCTGGATAACCCTGACCTTGCCAGCCGCGTACTGAGCGAAGCGAACGATTTGCAGAACTTTCGCCGCCAGGACGCTAGCCAGCAAGCAAAAAAGCCCAAGACTACCTCAGATTCCTGAGAGAGTGGGGCGGCGATACGGCAGAGTTCCGCCGCGTTTCCGCCCTCCTGGGGGTAGATCAGGAGCCGCCTGAATGGGACGAGCGCACCGCATTCTGGATTGAGTCGTTCAATCTGCTGTGCCGCACCCGTCAGCCGTCGATGGGCGGCATGCTACCGCTTAATCCAGTGGTCATTCTGGATATGGCCGACCGCCTGGAGTGGCCTTGCGAGCCTCGGGAGTGTATCGAGGTGCTTTGCGCGATTGATGACCAGTATCTGGTGCTGAATCAGAAAAAGGGGTGAGCAGGCCGAATTGCGACCTGCATTAACTCTGCCTACAGGGTGGTTCTCAGGCGAGCCCTGGAGCTTTCGCGAATCCGACTAACGTGATTCTCAAGCCCTATCATCAGTTCTGTGTCGTTCGCGATCATAGACACCATGGCGTTGTACATGCCGATTGCGCCGCGCATGTCCTCGACGATTACTGACTCGCCGTCGAAGGCAGCGTTATTGAGATCGGTAAGCAGTCGCTCCAGCGGATCAGCGGAGGGACCGCAGTTAGCCCAACGCTTGAATCTGCCGTCGCTGTCGACCATGCCGGTAGCCAGCAGGCTTGCTTCAGAGTAATTCAGGCGCTTTACGGGGCGTATCGGTGCAGGCTGGTCCCTTGGGAGCAGTTCGCCTTCGAGCGCGAGCGATTCGATAGCGTCCAGCACCTCCATGTACCGGCTGTCGTCGATATCCTTATAGGTGCCGACGTCGAAACGATCCTTGAGCTTGCTGTATACGCGCTTGAATGCTGCGGGACGGACTGGCTCGGGGAGCATATAGACCCGGCTGGCGATGGCCTTCTGGATTTCGCGCTGGTGTGATGGGGTGAGCGGTGAGGGTAGGGCTTTTTGCTCTTCGATCTGGCGCTGAAGCTTTCCGGCGCGGTAGTCGAGAAAAGCTTGATTAACCATAAGTTGGAACTTTGGGTTGATCCAGCCTGCGTAGCTGACAGCCAACAGCTCATGGGCGTAGGTTCCCGGGCTTTTCCCGCCACGAACTGCTCTAAGCGGGGCTAAGCCGGAATTCCTGCTTTGGCTCTCCATCTCCGCTATAAGCTCTTTTGATTGTTGGTTCTGAACCCACATTGATGGGCGCTTACGACTTTCTCCACCGCTAATTCGGTGAATGGCATTTAGGCTGAACCTGCCGTGCTCGTCAGTGCTTATTCCAACTCCGGCGATGACTGGCAGGGACTCTTGGGTAACTTGGTTTACTGCGAGGTTTGAATTATTATTCATGGCGATCACCTTACTTTTTGCGAGGTTTGAGTTGATCTGAAGCCCTGGGTGTTGGTGCACTCGGGGCTTTTTATTGGGCGGCACTCTGGCTTTCTTTCTGCATAGCCTCTTTTAGGAGGCGGTTTATGATCCAGGTTTGGCTCCGCTCTTGCTTTTCGGCAAGCCCTTTTAGCCAGGCTTTGACGCCTTTCTCTAATCGCACGTTGGTCTGCTCTGTTGGCATGATCATCTCCTTTGTCTGAATGAAGCTAACTGCTTCATTGCCAATGTAGCAAACAGCTTTATTGCGTGCAATAGCAAAATGCTTCATTTTTGCTTCATGAAAAATGACGACGTCCAAGCGAACCTTAAAATACCCCGAGAACTCAGGGATCGACTGAAGGATTCCGCCGCTCGGAACCGGAGATCAATGACAGCGGAAGTCGTTTCGCGGCTTGAGGAAAGCTTCGCAAGGGAAGCGGCCGGGGTATCCGATCCTGCGGCAGAGGACGAATTTGCCAAGCTAATGATCGAGCTTGATTCGATACATGCTCGCCTCGGCAGAATGCAGAAGCAGCAGGAGAAAAAAGGGGAGTAAGAGCGCTCTAGCCGGCTACCCATTGAGCAATCAGCACCACCGGCCACACGATAACGCATAGCCCTATCGTGATCCTGACGGTGTATCGAATCAGCATGAGACCTCCGAGCCCGCCAAGCGCGGGCTTTTTAGTGGGCGATTGGTCGGTAGTGTCGCATGAATTGCCGGTAATCCTCTGCTACAGTGATTGCATATCAATGGTGAGAGCGGGCGGATTATGGCAGAGGACCGAAAGGGCGGTTATTGCAAGAAGTGTAATGCGAATAAGGTGGTTTTCAGAAAGGGCACCAGCCACATTTTGCACCTACTTCTAACGCTGTTAACAGCAGGACTTTGGCTGATTGTTTGGGTAGGGGTTGGGGTTAAAGCGGGTGGTTGGCGCTGCGTAGATTGCGGCTCCACCAAGGTAAGCAGGGTTCGGTAAAAGATCGCAAAGATAAACAAGCTCGCTTCGGCGGGCTTTTTTTATGCCTGGGAGAAAGTGAATGGCTTACCAAAGTCGTCTTGAGATCGTGGTGGATAGCCGTACGGGGGAGAGGAACCTGAGGCGCCTGCGGGGAGAGATTGATCGCACCGACCGCAGCGGCACAAGCCTTGGCGCATCGCTGAAGAGCGCATTAATCCCTTTGGCCGGGATGGTCTCGCTGGCGGGCGGCCTACGCAAGCTGACCAATATCAGCCGGGAATTTGACGTACTCAACGCCTCGCTGATTACCGCCACAGGATCGGCCGGTAACGCCGAGGTCGCATTTGAGGCAATCCAGGACTTTGCAACTACCACGCCCTTCGCTCTCCAGGAGGTGACAAGCGCTTTCGTTAAACTCAAAAATCTCGGACTGACGCCCTCTGAGGCAGCCTTGACCTCGTACGGTAATACGGCGGCAGCTATGGGCAAGAGTCTGAACCAAACCGTTGAGGCAGTGGCTGACGCGGCGACGGGCGAGTTTGAACGCCTGAAGGAGTTCGGCATTCGATCAAAGACGCAGGGCGATCAGGTCACATTCACCTTCCAAGGCATCTCCACAACTGTAGAGAAGGAAGCGAGCGCCATTGAGGGGTACTTGCGGAATATTGGCGAGGTTGAGTTTGCCGGCGCTATGAATGAGCGCGTGAAGACTCTGGACGGCGCACTGTCGAACCTTGGCGATTCATGGGACAAGCTCTTTTTGACAGTAAGCCAGCAAGGCACGGGCGGGTTGATAGAGGATAGTGTCCGGCGCGCCGAGGCGGCTCTGTCCGATCTTACGGCGGCCCTGGCATCTGGCCAGATTGGGGGTTATTTCGACGCCTTCACTGGGCGCTTCGACAGCCTGACCGACGACATAATCAGTTCTTTCGACATCCTAAACAGCCTCGTTGAAGATTCATTCTCTGGTTGGGCCGAGGGCGGGAGTAGCGCAGCTGACTTTATTGGCGGTGCCTTCGGCGACCTGCCCGAGAACATCCGGGCTATGATTCAGATTATCACCGTAGAGATTGCGGCCTTTGTCGACAAAACCGCGGCCTACGGATCAGCCATTGGCGATTACCTGAACCCGGCCAACTGGTTTGCCGACACCAGCACGCTAGCCCACGGCCTCGAAGGCGACCTTGAGGTTATCGCGCAGGCCAGGCTTTCTAGCATCGAATCAATTCTGCAAGAGCGCGAAGAATCCATTGATGCTTTTGAGGCTGACATTGACGCCGCCGACCGTGCACGCAAAGCCTATGACGAGGCTAGGGCGGCCCGGCTGGGTGCGGGCGACAGACTGTCTCGATTCGGTACCGATACTTCTAAAGCTGATGCGCTTAGGGCTCAGGCAGAGGCTGCAGCTGGTGCAGCTAAGGCCAATAAGGAGTTTGCTGAATCCTGGCAAGTGGTGCAGGAAAAAGCTGACCCGGTAGGCGCTCAACTGCGCTCGCTAGTGGCTGACATCGCCATCGTTCAGGCAGCCTTTGCCAAAGGGCTGATAACGACCGAGCAGGCCGACGAAATCGTCAACGCGTTAACAATGATGGGCGAAAAAGCCGGCACCGAATCCGCCGAGGCCTTCATTAACCCCTGGCAATCCACCGCCGACAGCGTAGCCCAGAGCCTTCAGGACGCCATTGCATCCGGCGACTGGGAGAACATCGGCGATGCGGTTGGCAATGCGCTGGCAACCTCGATCTCCGGCGTTATCAACAAAAGCATCACGGATTCTCTGGCCCAGAGCATCACCAAAGACAGCGGCACCTTGGCGCAGATGGGTGCAGCCTTTGCCGGGCCTATTGCTGGTGCCATTGCTGGCGGTGCGGTGCAGCTGGCCATGAAAGAGGTAAGCGATTACCTGGCCGACGACTGGGACCCGACCGAGCTACGCCAGGCGGCACAGGGCACCGGCACCGTGCTGGCCGACATGAACGCCAAATCCGAATCCATCCGTCGCGCGGTTGAGGGCTCTGAGTCCGGTATCGGCCAACTGGTCGGCATCAACCAGGGCATGCTCCAGGCGCTGCGTACTGTGCAGATGGGCATCGGCGGGGCATCGGCTCGGGTGGCTCGCGGAATTGATGGGGCCAGCATCGCCGCGCCCAGCGCTCCGTCAGCTGGCGAGACGTTCGGCCCAATGCTTGGCGCCGGGATCTTCGGGCCTATCGGAGCTATCGGGAATATCGGTGAGGAAATATTCGATTTTGCAACGGATGTTGCCGAGATCTTCACCCTTGGCCTTATCGACTTTGACGAGCTGCTCGGCGGCAAATCCAAGAAAAAGGACGAGGGCGTCCAGATCATCGGGGATTATATCTCCGATATGGTCGACAGCACGCTCGTAAACGCTTACAGCACGTTTCGGGTCAAGAAGCATGCCTTTGATGATTACGACACCAAGGAGCGCTACCAGAGGCTCGGCGGTGACGTGGAGCGTCAGTTCGGGCTGGTATTCGGCAGCATCTACGACAGCGTAGAGCAGGCCGCGCTATCTCTGGGCATGGATGCCGGCGCCCGCATGAACAGCTTCATGGTCGAGACGCAGAAAATCAGCCTGGAGGACTTGAGCGCGGACGAGAAGCAGGCGGAACTTGAGGCGTACTTTGGCGCCGTGTTCGACAACTTGGCCGCGCATACCATCCCCTGGCTCGATCAGTTCCAGAAGGCCGGGGAGGGCCTGGGCGAAACGCTGGCCCGTGTCGCAAACCAGACCATGGTTACGCAGGAGGCCGTGCACCGTCTCGGTATCCGGTTTAGCGACTTGGCCGGGGAGCAGTTGGTGGTCGCCTCTGAGCGCCTGATGAATGCCGCCGGCGGGGTGGAGCAGTTCATCACCTCCATGCAGGGCTTCATCGGCAACTTCGCCACCGACGCGCAGAAGTTTGACCTGGCGCAAAGCGATATGACCCGCGCTCTGTCGCAGGCCAATCTCCAACTGCCCCGCACACGCGAGGCTTATTACGAGCTTCTGAGAGCCCAGAACGGGGCGACAGCCTCCGGTGCCGAAAATATCGCAACTTTGCTGCGTCTCCAGGGCGTGGCCGATGAGTATTACACCTACCTCGAAGACGCTCAGGGCGACGTGCTGCGGGTTGAGCAGGAAGCGCACCGCGAGCGTATCGGCATGCAGCGTGAACTGCTTGGTGTTCAGCGTGACGTGGTCAGCGAATCCCTGAGAGAGGCTGAGCGGGCCTCTGATGCAGTAGCGCGGGCATTGGGCGGGCTGTCTGTGCAGGGCGGTCAGTTCGAAGCGGCAAGCCGTGAGCGGGCGCTGGTATCGCTTGAGCGCATGGCATCCGCTGGCCGGGTGGGTCCGGGGCTGGACTCGGCTATCAGCGCCGCAACCAGCGTACAGGCCGGCGAGTTCGGCAGCATGAACGATTACGTGCGCTCGATCGCCCGCACCGGTGCCGCACTGACCGACCTGAAATGGATCGCCGAGAAAGAGGTTACCCGGGAACAGCGCCTGCTGGAGAGCATCGAGCGGCGCCTGAATGCCATGGGCGAAGAACTGGCCGCAGTAGGCCGCGCAACCGCCAAGCACACCGCCAAATCGGCCAAGGTGCTTGAGCGGATCGAGATGGACGGACTAGAGGTGCGGTCGTGAAGATCATTAAGCCGATGGATTTAGCGGAACGGTTTACGAGCACGGCGCCGCCTGACAGTTACTCGCAGTGGGAGCCGATAGGACGGGATTTCTTTACTGAGTACCAGATTCTGCACTACGAGATCGCCGCCGGCTACTTGTATATGGTGGCAAAAAAATCCTTTAACCCTAGCGTGGTAAGGGTTGATCTTGCAACGGGTGAGAGCGGGTTCCTCGCCGCCAATGTCTCTGCAGAAAGAGTTGTGCCCAGTCCTGATGGAAGCTACTTGGCTGTAGAGGGGCGTAACGTTACCGCCATCTACAGCCTGCCACTGATGACGCTTGTTTACGTGTCCTCACAGCCCTTGCTGGCCACATGCTGGAGCTATGATTCGGCTTATTTTTGCTTCGTGGCCGGCGATTTCCCGGCGGGGTATAAATTCTTGAGCGCCGGAACCTGGGACTTGGCCTCGCAAACTGCTTCTGAAGCTGCTATCGCCGGCGACCTGTTCGGGCAGCCTGCTCATGATCAGGCGGGCTGGCTCCGCACCAACGTTCTCCCAAGCGCCACATCTCAACACTTATTCGTTCTTTTTGACGACAAAAGCGGCCAAAATCTCGGCGTCAAGCTGCTAAAGATAAGCATGGTCGACGGCAGTTATATCAGCGCTGGCGCAGCTACAAGGTCATGGATGGCGCACAATGTTGTTCGAGGCGAGATCCTTGTTGGTGGAGGCGGCGATGCCGGAGCGTCCGCGTTTTCGGACGCAACCCTGGCAGCGCAGTCAGGCATCTCAATAAATGCGCTCCCTGCATCTTTGTCAGCAGATTTAGACGGCAACGAGCTTATAGTCCAGACCGCATCAGTGCAGCCCTATTTCCGTCGCTACAGTGCTACGGATTACACCTCTCTCGCCGCGCTTGATGTTGCGCTTCCCACGCCCGCTGATTCTGTAAAATATAGTGCCAATTACTATGTTTCCGCGGTCACCTCAGGCGGGTATGCACTCATTGATCGCACGGACGACACGGCGGTTACGGTGCAGAATCCAGACGCCACCCGGGGCGACATCTACACTTACTCTGACCGCAACTACGAGGCGCTGACTGACAACAGCGCGCGACCAGACCAGGGCGCCATAGCCGACCCTCCCACATGGCTAGACCTTGGGCCGACCAATCCACTGCGCATGTTCGACGGAAAGCTGGACACGCTGACCACTGCGCCTGACGTGCTTACGGTCGAGATCACGCCAAGCCAGATCGCTAACGGCCTGGCGCTTTTCAACGCCTCTGCGCAGACCGTACGCATCACTATGACCGATGACGCCGAGGGACTGGTGTACGACTCTGGTGAAATCCAAATGCTGGAAAATGCCGACGTGCGGGACTGGTACGCCTATTTTTTCGACCCCTACTCGCGCAAGTCCGACCTGGCGCGCATTGACCTGCCGCCGTACGCCGACGCCGTGATTACCGTGACTTTGACCGCCCAAGGCGAGCAGGTGAGCGTCGGCCAGTTAGTGCTGGGCACTATTCAGAATCTGGGCCAGGCCGTCTATGGCACCAGCGTAGGCATCACCGATTTCAGCCGCAAAGAGCCGGACATTTTCGGAAACTTCGAGATCGTCGAGCGCAGGTTCAGCAAGCGGGCCGAATACGACGTTGTGATTGATACCCGCGCCGCCGCATCCGTGCAGCGAACCCTGGCCGCATTTCGCGCCAAGCCGGTGGTGTGGATCGGTGCAGAGGATCACGAAGAAACTATCGTTTACGGCTACTACCGCGATTTCGACATTGTGATCGCGAACTACAGCACATCTGACGCCACCATAACCGTTGAGGGCCTATAACATGGCAGCACCACAGACCACCGCATTACCCCAAGCCCCGCAGCGAAACGAACCGGAGGCGCAGTTCATCCAGAAATCGAACGCTTTCATTGCCTCGCTTGAGCCATTCAGGCAGCAACTTCAGAGCCAGGCGGACTTTATCGGGCTCGTGTATGAAGGCGTCCCCGAGGTCTACGAGATCGCCGCAGAAGTGCAGGCTGTAGCCGGCATCAGCGCTGACGTCACGGCGGTAGCCAGCAACGAGACCAACATCACCACCGCTGCGCAGAGCATCGCCGACATTCAGGCAGCGCCCCAGGCTGCGATAGATGCTCAGGCTTCCGCTACGGCGGCCAGCAACTCGGCATCAGCCGCAGCTAGCGCCGCACTGCTCGGGGCGAATATCTACGCCATCACCGCCGACGGCTTGGCCGCCACAGCAGACGGCGACTACTTCAGCGTTCAGAGCCCCGCAGCAGACGAATACCTGATCCTTTACCGCAACGATGCGGGCGTGGCTACCGAGATCGACACCTACCCGAACAAGCAGGCGGTGGATGATGCTGTTGCAGAGCTGAACACCGGGCTTGCTGACGTCAACGCAGCCCTTGCCGACGTCAACGCAGCCCTTGCCGACCGCGTCATCTACGTAGACTCCATAGCCGACCTGCTGGCGCTCAATACGGCGGCGCTGAAGGATGGGCAGCAGGTGAGTGTGCTTAGTTACCATGCGCCGGTATGGGGTATGGCTCAGTTTATGGGGGCGGGGTCTTCGCTTGGGATGCTGTCAAGCCCAAATCTGAGCACGACGGAGGGTGGACCGTAAGCCCAACTGTGCCGTGGGATGGAATGGTTTCTGGGCTTGCCTCGTTCCTGGATGGCGCAGGTGAGACCGATAGCGCAGGGCAGGGCTGCTGGGCCCGGCAGAGCGAGCGAGCCAATATTACGCAGTTCGGGGCAATTGAGGGCACGACAACCGATTGCTATGCAGCGGTAGTTAAGGCCCTTTCTGTTTTTGATGCGGTCTATGTACCGGAAGGCGCCTGGGGGGTATCCGCTCCAATTGAGATCGGGGTGACAAAATCACTTGTCGGCGCCAACCAATTCAACACGATTCTTTATGCCAGGCCGGAATTCGTAGGCTCAGCTACCATCGACGTAGTCGGCGCCCAGTCCGTAATTGAAAAGATGCGGGTTGAGGGGCGGAAGGCAACCAATACTGATGCAATCAGGATCACGAATGGCAGACTGCTGTGTCTGCGCGATCTGACCACGAAGTTTGGTATAGCTGGCATTCGGCTTATCTCTGGCAACTCTCAGCGCTGGTATAACGTCTACTCGGAGTCAAACGATTACGGGTTCAAGATAGAGCCGGATGGCGGGAATGACACGAACGGCTGCTTTGGCTCAGGGCTTCGCGCCTACAACTCTGCGCTGTGGGGCTTCCATGTCAGCAAGGGCGGCAGCTCTGTCGGCCATATGCACAGCACCTGGGATATTTCGGCAGAGGGCAACGTAAACGGCATTTATATCCGAGGAGGGAGATACAATAACTATAACCTTTACTCTGAAACCAACACGGAAAAGCAGTTTGATCTCGACAAGACGGCGGCTAACTTCTACTTCCTCAAGAATCCCGACAACGAGGCCACAGACGTATTCTCTGCCGGGTCGTCAAGCATGGGCTATAACGGAACAGGGACGGCTATCTTTTTCGACCCAGGCCCCGGTAGAACGGCGCGCCACGGTGAGAAGAATTTCACCGGCAGTTCGTCACTGCCCGATCAGCTTAGCCTGTGGACTGTAACTAATACGTCAGGCTCAACTGTTGGCATGACGCTATCGTTCCTGGCTACAGTGCCAATCGGTGTTCCCGTCAGGATCATAAAGGCTGACAATACTCCGGGCATGGTGCCATCGTCACCGTCAGGGATAGCGCTAATCGGCGCTACGGGCACCTTTGGCGCCTACCCTGCAAATGCAGCGGTCTTGACTGTGACGAAGGTCAATTCCGGTGCTGCCATACTTGAGAGTTCAGAGCTTTAGCGGCTCACCTAAAATTCACCCCACACCTCAGCAGAAATGCGGCCTGCCGGGGCGGTCTGGCCTAAAATTCATCCCCTGCATGCTGCCTGTCGCGCTGAGGTGTAATCTGATTCGTAAACAGATGCTCTGCTTGGTCGCAATTTGGTCGCAGAATAGGGCTCAAGCGCGACCGCTATTGCAACGGTGTAAAGCCTAAGTGACTGTTTTAACGTAGTTAGTGGGTCCGCAGGCGTGGCCCCGTGTAACTTAAAATCCCCTGACCGTTAGGTCGTGCCGGTTCAAGTCCGGCCCCGGGCACCATACAGATCAAATAGTTATCGGTTTCTGTTCCTCAAGCGATAACTCCGGCCGCTGCAATGTAGACATAATGTAGACGGTAAGAGGTTCGCTTATCGCTCTGCCCAACATAATTTTCAGGCGCAATTGCACCTAAGCTTAAACTTTAGTAAGGTATGCTCTCCTGGGGCGCCCCCTAAACGTACCCGATACTCGGTTGGGTTTAGGGCATCCACTTGGTGGGTGAAACTAATATTGGGGAGCACAGCTCCTAAGCTTAGCTAGCCCGGCATGCCGGGCGTTACCTTATGTAGACTATATGATGCGCCTCAGGATCCTCCAGCTCTAAGGACAACATGGCTTTTTCAGATAGCGTGTGGTGGACCAGAAAGTCGAGAATTCAAGCAGAAAAGCGCTTACTCGCCAATTCTTTTCAAGCTCAGCTATTGCTACTGTGGTACTCCTTCTTTGCCGTTTGCGCTTCCCTCTATTACGCCCAGCTCGATCAGGCAACAGATTCATATGGGATCGCCTGGATAGCCTTTTCGGTACTGATACTAGCTATGTCAGGATTTATTAGCGGTCTCAGTTTTAAAGAAAGAGCTTCCCTGATCAAAGAATGTTATGAAACTTTGAACGATCTTTATCAAAGGGCTACAGTCGAAGGCGCGGAAACGGATGTACTGGCTAAGGAGTACACTCAAATTCTGAGTGTATGTGAAAACCATAGTGATCGCGATTACTATATTGCGATGTGTGAGGCACAGCTCACTCATGATCCCGATAAGTTAGACCGTCATCCAACAAAATACATCTGGTTCCTGTTTTTATGGTACCGAGTATCGCGAGTTGTCTTTTTATCGGTTTTCTATTCTCTACCAGTCATTATATTTATCGGATTACATTGCTATGACCTTGCAGGGAAGCTTTGAGGAAATCTTCGAAGAAGAGTTTTTATTAGATATTTTCCGAGAAAGAGTCGCAATTTCTGGTGCTACAGGAATAGACAATCTGACACAGCGTCAGTTCTGGCCTATACAAGAAGAGCAAGTTGAGATCATTTCCCGCAAAGTGTTAGGCGGTAGCTATACCTTCACTAAGTATAAACTTAAGCTGGTAAGTAAAGGGGCAGGTAAGGCGCCCAGAGAGATATCCATTCCGACGATTAGGGATCGAATTACACTCAGAGCGTTGTGTGAACTGCTTACGGCTCATCTAGAAGACATAGTGAAGTTCGAACTTCCTCAAGATGTCGTGCGGAGAGTGAAACGTGTGCACTTTTCTGGTGACTACGACGCTTTTGTCAAACTGGATATCGCCAATTTTTATCCAAGTGTGTCTCATCGAGTGTTTAGGAAAAAGCTTCGGAAATTGATAGCTGAACCCCATATCCGGGATTTGGTCTACAAAGCTATTTCTACCCCTACCGTTGCAAGATCTCGGGAAACGGATACCTGGAATGATATCGGTATTCCTCAAGGTTTAGCCATATCGAACATTCTTGCTGCGGTCTACCTGCTTGGAATAGATTCGAAGTATAGTAAGCGCGAAGATATTGAGTTTTTCCGTTATGTCGACGACATACTAATTTTTGTTAAAAATGAAGAGGCAGTGTCGGTTTCTCAGGAGGTCATTAGCAGCTTTAAAGGCCTTCAGCTTACGGTACATGATCCAATAGAGATGCCTGAGAAGTCGAAGATCGGAACTCTCACTGATGAGTTTGATTATCTAGGTTATGCGTTCCATGCTGGAAAAGTATCCGTTAAGAAAGGATCAATTGAGAAATTGCGTGAGTCACTCGTATCTATTTTCACGGGATACAAATACTCAAAATATAAAAGCGAGGCTTTTCTTGAATGGCGCCTGAATCTGAGAATTACCGGTTGCATATTTGATCGTAAGTGTCGCGGATGGATGTTCTTCTTTTCAGAGATCAATGATGAACCTCTCTTACATTCCTTGGATAGGCACGTAAGGTCGTTATGCAAACGATTTGGCGTCAGGATAAAGCCGAAAAAGTTTTCGCGGAGCTTTTACGAAGTTAATCATCGGCGCTACAGTACCAATTACGTTCCAGATTTCGACAGATACTCTGATTCAGAGAAGAGATTCGTGCTCTCGTATTATTTCGGGAAGAATGTTTCGTCTCTTACCGATGATGAGGTTGATTTTGAGTTTCGGAAAAGGATCGATCGCCAAGTCAAAGATCTGCTTCAGGATGTGCAAGACCTTTCTTAG